CTACAAAATATAAAGTATTCCCATCAAGTTCCAGATACATTCCATTATCAGCACCAAAATATCCAACTCTTTGTCTTAGATTTGTTTTTGGTGCATTCATTACAAAAGTGTTTAAAACCAATAATGATTTTCCTGGTTGATATGAGAATACTTTTGTTGTTTCTCTAATTGCAGAACAACCAGCAGTAGTTCCAATACCAATATTAATCAAACCTTGTGCTGTTACAAATCCAACTGTAGAACCAGTTCCTACAACTAAACTTTCCCAAAGATTATTGTCTCTATATCTGTGGGAACTATCAAATAGAGTAAGTGGATTTGATACCCTCAGTCTTGCAAATGCATCAGTTTGAGTAGGTGGTAGAGCAGTTGATACTACTGCTGTTGTAGAAATTGCAACAGTTCCGGTGACTGGAAATGGATTAGAAGAACTTACTGGTGCATTATTAACATTGATTGATACTTGTCCAGTAGTTCCAATACCCACTGTTCCTTGAATATTAACTGTGGAACCAACACCAGTTACATAAAAAGATGTATTGGAGATTGATACTGTATTTCCAATCGTTACAGTATTCAGTAATGTAGAAATACCAACTGGAAGATATGGAACTGTTAATGTTCCACCCGTTCCAACTTCAACGATGTGATTATGAATTGGATTATCAGGAGAACTTGTAACAGATACTATTCCTGGAATAGTAATGTCTCCAATAATAGTGATACTTGAACTTCCAAGAGATACTGGAAATGGATTATCTACACTTACCTGTTCTCCATCCTTTGTTGCTACATTGAATACTTCAAATAGAGTTCTCTCTTGATTTAGATAATCTTGCGTATTCTTATTCCACTGTGCCATTATTAATCAGTCCAAGTTAGTCTTTCTGGTTGGTATCTTTGTGCTTTTCTTACTTTTAAAGAATTTTCTGTGATTGGATAAACGTTATGAACAATTGCCCCAGGATATTCTCCCTGCAACTGTTCTGTGAGTTTGTTTTTATCTAACATCTTTCCTTCTACTTCCATTCGATATAGTTTTCCTTCCCAAACTACATCCGCAAGAAATGATTCACCAACTGGTTCTGATTGATTTTCAGAACCGTTGATGTAAAGATTTCCATTGAAATCACCAGCAATATTAATAGATTCGGAAATAAATTGTCTGTATGATTTCATTTTAATAACTCACTCCTCTTCTGATGAATCGTCCAGTCCGAACATTGAAGCAGCAACATAAGGCTTTACTGCTTCAATTCTTTCTGCAGACTTAGTGAATAGCATTCCCTTAATTGCATCACTAATCTCTGCTGGAGATTCATCATTTGCAAACATTGCCAGTAGTTCTTCCATAATTCAATTAATTTAGATAACTATTTTTATTTATATTTCCCCTGCTTGGGGTTCCATTACTGGTTCTCCCATTGCAGCACCAGATTGTTGTTCTGGTGGTTGACCCTGACTCATATCCAATCCTTGGTCCATAGGTTGCATTGATGCTTGTTGCTGAGAAACAACAAGTTTAGGATCAACAATTAATCCTGCTTTAATTTCTTTCTGAATTTGCTTGTCAATTTCCTTGATCTCACCATCATTCTGCTTCAGAATCTTGGAACGAACATATTCTAATGAAAAATACTTACCAATATATGGTTCCATTGCTGCTGCAGCAGCAAGTTTATCATTTAATAGTTCTGTATCTTTTAGTTCCGAGAAATGATTATCATACAAATAATCATATTGAATATGGTCCGAAAGAATCTCCCAATCTTCTACGGATACAATGTTCTTCAAGATAAGTTGAGTCTTCAACATATCATTGAAAAGATTTGAGAATCTCTTTCTTAGTCTTCCAACAAACTTAGTAAATTTAATTTCATCTCTAAGAATCTCTGAAGAACGACCAAGACTAAATCCACTACTTGAATTTAATCTAGTTTCTGGAACATTTAAAGAACGATAAAGTTTCTTCTGGAAATACTCAATGTCTGCAAGTTCTCCAAGATTCTGACCACCAGGAAGCGTAGAGATTTCAGTTCCTCTACCACCTTCTCTACGTGGCAACCAGAAATCTTCAAGCATTGCCATATACTTTCGGTCATCACGAATCTCACCAGTATTTGCGTCATATACCAACTTGTTGCGATAACGATTCATCACATCACGAAGATATTGTTCTGCCTTAATCTTTGGTAGATTACCAACATCAATATAGAAAATTCTACGTTCTGGGGCACGAGATAATCTATAGATAACCAAAGAATCCTCAATCATTCTAAGTTGATTGAGTGCCTTAATTGCTTTATGTAAATGAGATAATACTGTTTGCTTATTTCTATCTACTAGTCCAGAAGTAATATAAGTAATTGAATCTGATGCAATTCTTACTTGTCTTGCCTCTGATTTGAAATTAGAACCAGAGGTTGCAGTCATTGAAGAGAGTTGATTTGGATTATACAAATAAAACTCTTCAATCTCTGGTGGATTGAAATCAATTACATTAGAATCAGAATTAATTTTGCTTAATGCAGATCTTAAATCTTTTTGATCTTTCTTTAGTCTTCTGATGTGTCTAATCTTAAGTGGATCAATATATCGTATCTCTTTGATCCCTTCTTGTGGTTTGTTTATATCAATTACTTTATGATAGAAAATTCTTCCGTCAATATACCAATTCCTAAAAATTTCGTGGCACTTCTTATCGAAGTCCATTATTTCTTTGATATATTTAAATTCTTCTCTGATTTTATCCTTTAACTTATCACTTGCTGGTAAATTGGATAAATCAATCTGCAAAGGGGAATCATCGGAATCCGAAACAATTGCTTCATTGACAACATCTTCAATGGCACTATCAACCTCTGGGTGAAGTGCCATTTCTCTATATCTTCTAACTAAATCTCCTTCAGATTTATATACGCCCTCAATATCAACATACTGTCCATAAAATCCACTAGACAGATAGAAATCTGATTTGTCCTCATCATTAGGAGGAACCGGAGAGATAATCTTTGAAGATTTATCTTCCGGTTCCTCGATTTTAAATCCAAATAATTTAGGCATTTTTCAATAATAAGTCCTTTTTATTATTTAGACTGTTTCGTTGGTATTGAATAAACTGGTTGATTCGCCTGAAGCATATGCATCCCACCATTGTACCTGAAGGTCTACTGTAAACTCTTCAATAGAATCTGCAGAATCATAAGAAAGATCAATGGCACTAACTGAGGTTGGGAAGCACCCATAGAACTTATACTTTTTCAAAACTGGCATAGTTTCACTTGCTGATGGTAATGTTGCACCAGTTGCACCACCTTCATTAACTGTACCTCTTCCTAGTTGGTACACTTCCATTTCTCTTTGGTAAGCAGCAGGAGTAATAATACCTGCATTATCATCATGACGATTCATATAATTCATCCACTTTTCAAATGCATTTCTAATTCTGAAGTTCGTATCATTAATGATGGTAATTGTCCATGGATCAAAGGTTCTATCACCAGCAATCTTCAAGTTTCTTCCTCTAAAAGGAATATCAATAACATTAATATTTGAAGCTGGTAAATTTGCAGCTTTGATCATGAATCTCATATCAGTATCACGACTGCTATCCGATTCTATAAAATCTGGGAAATTAATAACGCACTCAAATAGATTTGGTCTTGCTCCTCCTCCAACTAGTCTTGCTTTAAAATCACTAATAGTTCTTGTTGTATATGTTGGTGTGTTGGAATTTGCGTTTGCCATGAGTCTTTTCCTCTATTGAAAAAATTAAACAGTACCAATAACTTCAGAGAAACTTACCCCTGTTCTAGTAGCAACAAAGGTTAGATTAATAAAGTTTATAGATCTTGCTGGTTTTACAAAGATATCAGCAACAAAATAGTTTGAATCAATAACATCTGGTGTGTTATTAGTTTCATCACAAACAACTATAAAATCAGTAATTCCTCTCTTTCCTTTAATATCTCTTAAATATGGTTCAACAATGTTTACAAAGTTATTTCTTGTAATTTCATCGTTAAACTCAAATAACTGAGTTCTTGATGCTTTTTCAATTGCTTTTTCTATGGTTAAGAAAAGTCTTCTTACATTAATTCTATCAAATGCAGATGAATACCCAAGAGCAGTTTTATCACCAAAAAGAATAATCCCAGAACCAGGAAGAGCAATGACTGGATTGATTCTCTTTGTATATAAAGCATCACGTTGAGCTTGTGATGGATTATATGCAAGTTTAATCGCATTATTCAATGTTCCTCTTGCAGATCCTGCAGGGGAGAACCAAGGATAATTATTTGAACTAGTTCTTGCCATCAATCCTGCAATGTCTGGATTGCATGGAAGATAAATGAACTTGCTGTTAAATCTATCGTATGTATACTTATATCCACTATCAAATACTGCGTAAGATGATGACGCAAGACCATCGAAGAATTCTACGATATTTTCAGTTTGTGTGTCTGAACTGACTATATTAATCACAGACTCTTTATGTGGAGAAACAACAGCAATACAATCCTTTCTTGATTCTGCTAAAGATATTAATGCAGCAGCTTTTGCCTGTGATTCAAATATTGAAGTTCCACCAGATGGTCCACATAGTAAGAAATCTAATGCGTACTCTGCGGGATTTCTAAATGTTTCATATGAAGAAATAATATCAGACAAGAATGGTTGCATTCCATTATCAACATAATTGTATCCACCTGTTAACTCATATGTTCTTGCACCAGCAACTTTAAATGAATTAGATTGTACAGGAACACCCCAAGAACTTCCCGATAGTGCATATGTATCCAGAGTTCCTTGTAGTTTAGACTCAACTAAATCGGATGGTTGATAACCAGCATAAATGTATTCTGATTTATTTGCTAAGTATGTTTTATAGTATGTTGCTTCTGATGGAGTAGTTCTTGCATCTGTTCCTTTTGATAGGAAAGTAAACTTCTCTAAAATTTGACCAGCAGTTCCTGTGATATCTCCAGAGTCATCAACTACTACGACATGCAGTTCATCATTTACTGAATTTCTTTCTGAAGCAAATTCTGATGTTCCTGGCTTTGAGACAATTGTTGACCAATAAATTGTGCTATTATCCAATCCTAATGTTTGTTGATTATACCAATCAACAATACTTGTATATGCAGGTAATGCTACTTTTTCTACTCCACTACTGTTCACAATATTAAGGGAAGTTCCAGAAAATAATGAATTTGGATTTGGTACACTTCCTGGTGTCTTATATTGTACTGCCTCTACAGCATCAGTGTCTGTGTTTACTCTATCTGTAATTTTTACATCAATGTATTCTTCTCCAATGTTTGTAATTACACCCCTAACATATCCATTAAAAGTAGTGACTGTGCCATTAATATTTGGAATTTGAGCTGTAAGTTGTTGAGTTACCGCATATCCAACTTGAATGTCTCTAGCTGTGAATGTAGTTACTCTTTCCTCAATATCAAATGTTGCACCTATTGTTTCTGCTTGCTGTGTCGTAATCGATGCGTTTACTGTTATTTGGCTACTTCCAATTGAAACAATCGTTGCATTATCACTAGGAATTAAGGTTCCAGTGACGTAGTATCCTAATTGTAATAGTGAAGTTGTAATTCCAGTAATAATATTTGTAGAAACTCCCACTACAGCACCTGCTGCCAGGTTTCCTGTTTTTGTTGTGATAGGAGTAACTGCAGTTGTGCTTACTCCTGTTGTTCCTAATCCTGTAATTCTTTGGTCTGCTGCATTATCAATAGTGCAGACTTTTAATTTATTTGCCCAAGTTCCTGGAGTTTTTGCTGAATATAACCAACTAGTATCATTTGAGTGATTATTATTGAAATCATCTAATGAATTTATTTTTAATGATACAGATGTAGTTGCAACACCAACATTTGCACATCTAAGTTCTGCATCATCAGTTCTAACAATTCTTAAAACGCCACCATATGAAAGATATGATGATGCGGAATGCCAATATTCATTTTGAGCATCTTCTTCTAGTGGTTTTCCGAAGACTCTTAATAAATCTTGTTCTGTGTTGATTAAAACTGGATCATTAATTGGTCCTTTTTGGAAAGGTCCAGCAAAACCAGCAACTTGATTATTTGCTGGATCAATTCTACCAATAGTTAAATCAACTTCTCTTACCTTGACGCCAGGTGATACTAAATTAAACGCCATTTGTTTCCCCTCTTAAAGAAGCTCATTTTGTCTACTAATATTTATAATTTGGTCTCTTTAATTTGGGGAAACCACCAGTGAACAACTACCAATCTGGGTATTCCCAAATATTATTAATGGGATTCTTTATTTTTCTACTTTCTTGTATTCTTTTTATGGTACATACCTTACATTCATAAGAATAAGCAGATGGGATGCTTCCCCTGCCTTTACGTGTCAAATAGAATCCATCAATAAGGTCTTTGGTCTCTTTACAAACCCTACAAGTTCTTTCTGTTAAAAATAAGTATTCTCTTTCAAATTGTTCTTCTATATCCATTATCTGTAATCCCACATATATGACATATCACCGTATTCATCTGTATACCATCTATCTCCGTCTTTATCCACAAACGTGTTTTCCATATCAGTTAATCCATCAGAAATAAAACCAAAGGGAGACATATCTTGTTCAATTTGATTTTTTTGTTCATCGTAAATTCTTTTACGAATGTCATTGTCTGTCATCTCCTTAAAATAAGGTTGGACGATTAACCAAGATAAGATAACCAAACACATTGCCAAGTCATCATTACAACCATCTTCTGCTTCAAATGACTGATTGCGTTGAATGAAAGTCGTCAATTCACTAATAACATCATAGTCTTTTATTATTATCTTATCATCTTCAATAATTGTTTTTAAGTTAGAGCATCCAACCTTCTTAACATTCTTAGACATCTTCACCCCAAGTTGAGATTTTTTTCCAGAGAATCCCTGACCAACTAACTGACCTGCACGACCTCTCATCGCACACATCAAAAGATTACTATATTCCAAATCAAAATGAAGCATATTAGATACTTGCTCACCAATATCATTTACTTCAACAAGAATAAAAGAGTAATTGTATGCTCTTCCTACTTTATCAATAATTGAAGGAAATAAAATTGGCTTTATATCATTATCCCTATATTTTGCCACAAGTTTATATGGGAATGTTGTAATATCAACTACAACAAATGCAGAGTAATCTTTTCCCGTTCCTCTAGCAACGTCAACTGTCATCATATAAGTATGGTCTTTCTCTGGATGCTCGTAGACATCAAGACCTTTGTTTGAAGTTAATGGATCTTCATAGACCATTGAACGAAGTTTTGACGGAGCAATAAGTGTATCGACCGAACCTAGGAATTCGCATTCAAACTCTTGAGTGAACTGACGTTCAGAAGTGTTCCTGATAGTCTCTTCTTTCCAGGCAGCATCTCTGCCAGGAACAGCACTCCAGTGAACTTCTAATGGAATATAACCATTCCTACCCCTCTCAGCATCATGCCAGAGTTTGTAGAACATATTCATCCCATTGGGGGTTGAAATGATAATGACTTTGGTTGATTTACCAGAAGAAATAGTAGGATATACAGAACTGAAGAACTGTTCTGCAATGTGGTTTGGGATGAACGCAAATTCGTCCAGGAAGATGATGTTGAATGAGTTTCCTCGGACAGCAGATGATGAGGTAGATGCTGCTACAATTTTACTACCGTTCTCAAGTTCAAGAGAACCTTTGTTCCAAGAACCAACACCTTGCTGCAACCACTTCGGCAAGTTTTCATAAGAAAGTTGCAGTCTTCCTAAAAGTTCTCTTGCAGTCTCTGCTTTGTTTGCAAGAATTGCAATTCTTATGTTATCATTAAACAAAGCATAATGAAGTAGATATGAGACCACAGTTGTGGATTTACCTGTCTGTCTTGGAAGTTTAGCAATATTAAAACGATTATTATGGAAGTTTGAAATGAGTTCCTTCTGGAAGTCATACATTTCAAAGGGAATCAAACCTTCATCAAGAGAAACAATCTTGACGTAGTTCATTGCAAAGTAAACTGGATCACTTTTGCATCTTAAGTATTCTTGAATTTGTTCAGATGTGAATTCAATCTCGACATTTTCTGCCTTTAGATTGGGATTCCCCTTATAATGTTTTTCAGTCATAAACTATTAAAATTCAAACCTGCTAATGTTTCCTGATATTTTAAGTGAAGCTTTACGTATGATTTTGCAATATTTCTGAGGTCGTCTACATCATCGCAAGCATCAATTTCTCTTGCGATCTTTTCGTACTCAAAGTTCTTGGTTAAATTTTCAAGAACGATTTTATTTGGATCCATTTATTTCTCCAGTAAATAGCAAAGGTTTTGTTGGGTCTTTAACTGCTGGGTTGAAAGACAAAACCATAGCACCTGGATACAGTTTACGTACTTCGAAAGACACTTGTTCCTTAGAAGGTCTTGTGAATTGTGGGAAGAACATCTGAACTCCCAGGTACTTACCTCTCCAGTTTAGCACGATACTATAAGTCGTGCCACGAGACTGTACCCTTGTATAATTCTCGGATACCGATGACTTAAGTGGTTCTGGTTTGATGACATCAAAGAACTCATATTCTGTTGCTTTGAATTCTTCTCTCCAGTTGGAATAATCATAAGATTCTGACTTATTGCCCCAGTTCTTTGCACCAACTTTGCGACACTTAACTAAAGCACCAGATGCATAAGCAGAAGGCCAAACCTTATAACGAGACTTTACCTTTGAATAACAAGCATCTTTCTCTTCTGTGGCAACCATCTTTGCCTTACCTTCTCTGTCGGGATTTGGGTCCTGACGATTCTTACGTTCAAATGCTTTCTGCTCCTCATCATCGGAGAGTGCTGCCTTCATTTTACTGGAACCACACTTTGGTTTTGTAGTTTGTCCTGGTTGCTTTGCACAGGGTTTCCCCGCATATTTACCACCCAGTTGAACCCAACCAGGGGTGCCATCAGAAGCACGACTCTTAGTAAACCAGTCACGCAAAGAACTATCACCACTTTTCGATTCATTCACTTTCTCCATTTTCTTGAGTTTGGAATAGTAATTTGGCAACTCTTCTAAATGCTGAAGAGCAATCATTCTTGCCATTTTCTTATCCCCAGTATGCTCCAGTTCTACTTTAATTCCCAGTTTCAATTCTGGTTCTAAAGTATCAAGAGAGATTTTGTGCTTCTTCGCAATCTCCTCTGGGGACATATACTTTTTGATAGGTCCCTTTGGGTCAGTTGCTTCTAGAAGAAATTGTGAAAAAGTTTTCATTCTAAGAATAAGTTCTCTAGTTATTTAGAATCTTCTGCTGATTGCAGATTCTGCTTAAGAAGTTTTTGCAATTCCGCCGTAGAACCAATGAACATTGTATTGTTGTTAGTAACACTTTTAGGTCCAGATGAATCCTCCTCTTTTAACTTCTTCATTTTTTGTTGAAGATCTAATAACTTATCTGTTGTATCTGCAACGTTCTTAATTAACTGACCTGCAACTTCAAATGCTCTAGGGGAATCTGATTGTTGTGCTATTTCTAGAATACCATCAATTGCTTCTTGCCCTTTTTCAATAAGTGAATATAATTGTCCTCTAGTGTAATCATAATCTGCATCTGGATCATCTTCTCCTTTCTTTGGGGATTTTTTGACAATACTAGATGGTTCTGAAATTATTTCTTTTGTTATTGGAGACGATTCAATATCTAAAGAATCATTTATTGCTTCAAAGTCATTTTTCATACATCAATACCTTTTCTTGGACTATATACTCTTCCATCACCAAAATCGAATCTCTCCTCATTGAATCCAAAATCATCCCCGAATTCAATAAGTTCATCATCGGATGATGTTATAGCATTTACTGCTGCTCCTTCTTGATGATATGACAATTGAGTATTGTCTTGAGATCTATTAACAGTTAATCTATTTCCTGTAATATCTTTAATGTACATAGATTCTTCATTTATCATAATATAACTATTGGATACTAATGAAGTTGCATCAGAAACTTCAAACATAGTTCTTGTTTCGTCAATATCTTCTGCTAATACAGTTGTTTGATCATTATCATAATCTTTAGTTGCTCTTGGCTCAACAAAATATCTCAATTCTCTTGATGCATTCTTTCTTTCTGTAGTTGTATAATAATCAACTTGAACTTTTTTAATTAGAGAATTTCCACTTTCTGGAACTGGTCCAAATATTGATGTTTTTGCTGTAAAATTTAAAGTATATATCAAACTCCTTCTTGTAGTATAATCTCCCTCATAATTATCATTCATGGAAATACTTTCTAATATTATTGGTATATCTCTCTTCTCGCCAATGGAACTAACCAAATCCACGGTCAAATTAAATTGAGGTTGGAAATATGGCAGTATTTGCTCCACAATCTGGAGCATATCATCATTATATTTTGTTATAATATTTAATTGTATCCCAATGTTATAAGGTGCAGGCATATAAACCTGAACTGGATTTCCAGAAGATTTTACTCCTTGGAATGTCTGAACAGTTGATACTTTTCTTGATGAATCATACTGAATGCTAGTCATTTCAAATGACATTCTTGGCAAAGTTATTGCAACTTTTTTTCTCAAGTCAGGTTTTTCTTCCAATCTTGCTAAGAACTTTTGTATCGGTCCATATGCTATTGGAACTTTAATTAAACTAATATCATCTCCAGCATCATCCTGATGACGTATTTGGATATCATTAAATAATGTTCCAAAGGCAATTATAGTTCTTTTTATTATCTCGTGATAATGATATTTTCCAAACATTTTAATTAATACTTTTATTTAATATTTAGAAATCACCAAATGGGTTTTTTTCCGAGAAGTCTAAAATATCATCTGCTTCTTCTTGGATAGTTATATTCTCTGCATATGGGTCATGAATATTATCTGTAGTTATTGATAAAACCTTATATGTTGCTCCGATTCCAATGATTTCTTCACCAAGAGCAAAGTTTCCATTAATAATTGATACCTTAAGAGTTCTTGTGTCATAATCCCATCCCTTAACGTATGCATTAGTTCCAGTGCTGGAACCTCTAACAACTTCATTATACTCATAATCTCCAGTTGAAATTCCTATTGGTGATGATATTTGTATGAATGGGGTTGTACCATAACCTACTCCAGCATTTGTGTATCTTATTGCTGTAATTATTCCGGTAGTAGTCAATATAGCTTCTGCTGTTGCTACATCGGATGGTTGATAACCAAATGGAATTGGAGGAGCAATAGTTATAGTTGGAACTGTGGAATATCCAACTCCTCCAGAAGTAATTTGGATTGGTCCAAGTGATCCAGAACTTATTATTGCTGTTGCTATTCCACCAGAACCATAATTACTATTAGATTTTATTGTAATTACTGGTGGTTCTGTATATCCAATTCCTGGATTTGTTATTAAAATTTTACTTATAGATCCTCTATCTAAAATAGCAATTGCTTGTGCAGTTACTCCAGATCCAACAGGGCTTCCAATAATAACCCTTGGAGCAGATTTATACCCAGAACCACCATTTAAAATATCAATTTGAGAAACTGATTTTCCTGATGTTGGAGATATGAGATTTTCTGCTAAGATTGTTTCTGCTGTAGCAATAGAAGCTAAATCTGTCACCATTCTTATTGTTGCTATATATCCAAAATCCTTTACATTCTTATCAACATCATCTAAACCAGTATCAATAATTTCATCTTCATATTCAAATAGTTCACATCTTAACTCATAAGTATAAAGATTATTGAGTTGATAAAAAGGAGTTTTCAACTCAACAAATTTTATCTCGAATAACGCATTGTCTAATGGCAAATAAATTAAATCACCTTCTTGTGGTCTAGTCGGAACCTTTACATCATTTGAAAATAAATTTAATTTTGGAGTAATAAAATCTTCATAGCGTTCCTTAGAAATTATAAATGTTATTTCATCAGTACTTCTTACACCAAACTTTGAAAGAATATCACCATTCCCCCCAAATCCATTAAAAGTTGATATGTATGCTTCTATTCTAAAACTATCATCAAATTTAGAAACAATTATTTCTTTGATTATTTTTTTCTCATTAATAATTTTTCTGGGCATGTAAAGAATATCTTGCCCATAAATTGACAATTGCTCATTGATTAAATCTTGTACAAGTCTCTGTTCACTTGGAGATCCTTGTAAAAAATAGGGATTTAAGGGTGTCATATTAACCAATCATATCTAATGGTGGCATTTCATACTCTGACTTAAGTTTTTGTTCTATTTCTTCTAACTCTCTAATTGCATCTTCATACAGTTGCCTTCCATTCAAAGTAATACCTCCAGGAAGTTGAACTCCATTGAATTTAATCATATTTTGTCCCCACTGTCTTTTAATAAGAGCAGTAAGATATCTCTTTAACCAAAAGTCATTATATATTTTTGGGAAATCTGCAGGATCTACGATTCGGTAGCAATCCAAAACTATATAAGTATCTGGATCAACTTGTTTCCAGTCAATATCCAAATATAAACGATGCTGCTTTTTATTGAACCTTAATTGAACATCTGGAGTTAATATTCTACTAATATCCTCCAAATGGGTTTTTACCATTGCATAATTTAAAAGATCCAATGCACCATAATAATATAAATCATTCAAAAAGATTTGATATTTAATATTAAACAAACCACTAGAAATAGTGCTAGAGTCAACTTTAAATACACTGTTAACACCAATAATGGTATCTGGTAATTTTAGGAAATTAATTGATTCTTCCCAAGACACTGTAGAAATACCAACTGAAGAAGAAGCAGTAGTTATATCCTTCCCAGATCGCAATATATCCTTTTCTCCTGGTTGTAGTTGATGCTTTAAAAATACTCTTTCAATGCCATCAAAGTGTCTCTCGTGAAAATATTGAATAGCATCATCCATTAAATTATCAATCTGATCATCATCTACGTTTATTTCTAAAACTGGCTTTCCTAGTTGTTTTAGGCAATACTCTTTTAGTTCTGCCCTAGATGATGGTTGTGCCATTTATATAACAAAATCCCGATTTCTTTGAGTATTTATAATTTAGTAAAGAAGATGTCAGGAATCTTTTCCGCAAACAACAAAATTTACATTAGTGTTGGATGACTTAATAAAAATAACATCATTAGTTCCAACCTTTAAGTTTGTTTTAGAGTATACATCACCTGGGTGTAAAGTATAATTATATTCGATATAGTTTTTACTTGAAATCTCTGTTCCTATTCCAATTCTAATTGTTGCAGGATCGGGATTTTTATTACATGCAAAAATATTTAAGTCAATATCTGATGGAGAAATATATAATGATTCGTTTAATTTTGTTTGAGTAATTGATGTTGCTGTGAGGACACCGCAATTTGTAGTAATTCCGACTTCAGTTCCTAGTAAATTGAAATTTACATTAGTATTGTCAGATTTTACAATTACTGTTTGGCCATCGGAAAAATAGATAGATTCAGTTTCATATGATTCACCAGCATTTAATTTCTTGTCATAAACTACATAATCAGAAGAATTT